CGATCCCGCCAAAAACCGCGTCCTCCTTTCCGGCCGCGCCCAGAAGTTCCGCCGTTCCATCAAAGTCGATGACTTTGCCCAGAACGTGGACAACATCGCTGGCGTTGGCAAGAAGAAGGAAATGGCTCGCGGCGTTTCCCGCGCCCTCATCGAACTGAAGCGCGACATGGAAAGCGCCTTCTGCTCCAGCAACGATTCGCAAGAGCAGAGCGGCACCAACCCGTATAAAACTCGCGGCCTCGGTTCGTGGATCTCCAACTCGGCTCAGACCGACTTGCCCGTCCCCGCGTCGTTCCGCACGCCGTCCGCTTCGATCAACACGACCGCTACCGCCTCTCTCACCGAGAGCGATGTCGCGGCCGTTCTTCAGAGCGTCTACGAGCAGACCGGCACCATCGACACGATGGATCTGGTCACTGGCCCGAACCTCAAGAAGCGCTTCAGCGAGTTCACCCGCTACTCCAGCGGCAGCAACACCGCTCTGAGCACCCGTCAATACACCGCTTCGCTCAATGACCGCACGGTCATCAGCACGGTGGACACCTACATCGGCGACTTCGGCACAATTAATTTGGTGCCGACCTTGTTCAATGCGAAGGACGCAGCCGCTGCCGTTCAGTCGGCCCGTGGCTACCTCCTCAACATGGACATGTTGGAGTCCCGGTATGGCCGTCGCCCCCGCTTCCAAGAGCTGGAAGACCAAGGTGGTGGACCGCGTGGATTGGTTGACGCCATTGCCGCGCTGGTGTGCTGGAACCCGAAGGGCCTCGGCGAGTTCGCCGCGACTTCCTAGTAGCAACCTCAATTAAGGAATAACAAAACTATGAAAGTCTACGAACTGCCCGCAGAAACCAAAGCCGCCTTCGGCTACACCCACAAGGTCATCCTCGACCACAACGACCTGACCGACACCGATGACGCTCAGACCATCAACCTCATCCCTGTGGTTGCTGGCACGGCCGTCAAATCCGCCGCCACCCGCCTCGTCAGCGTGTTCGACAGCTCGGACGCCGCGACTATCACCACCACGGTGGAGATCGGTCACAACGACACCACGGCTGACCCGAACGCGTTCATCACCTCGCAAGAGCTGAACCCGAGCGGCACCGAAGTGTTCTACAAGGTCAACCCGTCCACCACGCCCCACGCCTTCTTGGAAGGCACGGTGGCCTCGCCCAAGTATATCCAAGCGGCCTTCGCTTGCACTTCGGGCGACAGCCTTGCGGACCACAACACCGGCGAACTTGAGGTCTTCCTTGAGATCGTTGACGTGAACGCGCTCTAAGCGTCTTAACACACTGCGGCCCCAGCAATGGGGCCGTAGCAGTTAGGATGTCAGACAATCTATGGTCAGAACTTGTCCTCGATCTCGGGGATGAGATGGCCGACGCGGTCAAGCAAGAGCTGATTGCCGGTTGGAACGCCGATGCCGTTCTTGCCGCCACTCGCCAACGCCAGATCGCCGAAGCCAGTGCGCGCATAGAGCAATGCGCCATCGAAGGCATCGGCCAGAAGGACATGTCCATAGACGCTGACGCTTATTGGTCTTGGGAAGCAGCGGAGCCGGGATGTTGGAAGGACAAAGCCTTCCGCGACTGGTTCAAGAAAAAGAACCCCGAGACTGTTGTGCCTTATACCCCCCGCAAAACCACTGTCCTCATCTAATGATTAAAGCACCCAAGCCCGAGGACATCACGGCGATGCTCTATGAGATCGACCAAGCGGACGCCGATGGCAGCCAATACGTTCAGCGCAAACTGCGCAACTGGAACACGCGATTCTGCATCTGGCCGGGGCAAAGTGAGGACGGACGCAAATGGTCTGGCGCCCAAGGCAAGCAGCCGTGGCCGTGGAGCGGAGCATCGGACGTAAGGGTGCGTTTGGCCGACAATATCATTTCGGACAACACGGCTCTCCTTTGCAACGCCTTCTTCAAAAGCCGCGTGCAGGTCCAGCCGGTGGAGTCCATGGATACGGACAAACGCGCCGCCGCCGAAGCCGTGATGAAGTGGCTTATGTTCCAGCACTGTCTGGACGACCTTCGCCGCGAAGTAAAACTCGCCGCCCAATTCAGAGAGACCTACGGCTTGGCCGTCATGGCGGTTGACTGGGTGCAGACCAGCCGCACCGAGATCAAGTCCTTCAGCATCGAGGACGCGCAAGCAATGCTGGAAGAGTCGCAAGATCCCAACCTCGCCGCCCTTCTGGAAGTGGTCATGGACCCGCTGCAAGAGGAGACCGCCGCCGAACTCTTGGGGCAGATCGTCCCCGAATTGGGATCAACTGTCAAAGTTCGCCAGTTCCGCGACAAAGGATTCGTCGAGTGGGAGGAGCCTTACATTTTTGAGAGTAAGCCGGTGTGGACCGCGCTTGAGCCGTGGGAGGATGTCATCTTCCCCATTCAGACCTTCAGCCTTCAACGCGCCGCGTTCGTTGCCCGCAGAGAATTGCTCACTGAGGTGGAGTTGCGCGAGCGCGGCGCAGTTGAGGGCTGGGATGAGGAATGGATCGAAGACGCCGCCAAGCACAAGGGCCAGCTCAAGCGCATCTCGCTCAACATCCACCGCACCGACCAGTTCCTCTACGAGCAACTCCGTGACATGTGCGAGATATGGCACGTCTACCGCAAGGAGAACGATCCCAAGACCAACGCCATCCGCGTCACCCGCTCGGTCATCAGCTACCATGTCCCTGACAAGGTCGGCGTGCATGAGCTGCTGCCCTATGCCCACGGACAATACCCCTTCATCGAACTCCCCCGCGAGCGCGCCACCCGCCCTCTGCTAGAGGCCCGTGGCATCCCCGAGCTGGTGCAGACCGCGCAGGAGGAAATCAAGATCCAGCGCGACTTCCGCTCCGACCGGGCCAGCATCAGCATCCTCCCGCCCGTCAAAGTTCCCGCCAACCGTGGCAAGTTTGATCTCGTCCTCGGCCCCGGCATGCAAATCCCCGAACGCCGCCCCGGCGAGATCGAGTGGATGAATCCCCCTCGCCCCGACATGGGCAGCATCGAAGTGGAAGCCGCCACCCGCGCGGACGTGGACAATTACTTTGGCCGCATCAGCGATGCCGTCCCGCAGCAGCGCTACATGCTCCACACGCAAGAGCTAATCGACTCTTGGCTCATCGACATGAAGCTCTGCATCGCGCAGACCATGGCGCTGGCGCAACAGTATATGACTGCCGAGGAGGTCGCGCGGATTACCGGCAATGCCCAGTTGGCATTCAACGCATCGCCCCAAGACATCCGGGGCCGCTTTGACATTACCGCTGAGTTTGACGCGCGCCTCCTCGACAACGAAGCCCTCGGCGCAAAGCTCGACTACCTCGCCAAAGTGCTTGTCCCGCTGGACAGCTTCGGAGTCATCGACCGTGCCGGCCTCGTAAAATATATGTTCCAGGCGGTCGATCCCAACCTCGCCGGAATCCTCGTCCAAGACATCGGCCAAGCCACCGCCGCCGAGCAAGAGGACGAGCAAGGAGCCTTCGCCAAAATCGCCGCAGGCACCGAACCGCCGCTCAAGGAGGGCGGACAAAACGCGCAGGTAAGGCTGCAAACGCTCCAGCAAATCATCCAGTCCAACCCCGCCGTCCAGCAGCGGTATCAGCAGGACGAAATCTTCCGCAGCATGATCGACGCGAGAGCACAAGCCTTCCAATTCCAGCTCCAGCAGCAACAAAACGCCGTCATCGGCCGCACCGGCGCCCAGCCCGCGCTGCAAAAGCTCCAGCAAGACCAGCAGCTTGGCATGACCGCAGCACCCGCCGCCTGATTATAGCGAAGTTAATCAGTTTACAAAGAAAGACTAAACTCCGTGCATCCCAATATAAACGTCCGCAACATCGCTGGCCTAAACATCCCACAGCACACCGAGGTCGAGCTAAACTACGTCTCCACGACCAACAACCTCTCAACGGTTGTCTACAAGGAAGGCGCCCAAACGGTCGCCACATTGACCTTCACCTATGTCGGAGGGCCGCCGACCTCGGATGACGCCAACATCGCCACCGTGACCCGCAGCTAATGGCTATTCGCTTCAATCCGCTGACAGGCAACTTCGACTTCACCGGAAGCGGTGGAGGCGGCGGATCGTCGTATATTGACGGGGAGGTGCAAAACTTCAGCGCATTGCCCACCGCCAACCCGCCGGCCGTAGACAGCGCCTACCTCGTCCGCGAACCCGAAGGCACTTGGCTCATCAGCCGAAAGCCCGCAGGCATCTACATTCGCGTTGCCACCACCGGAACACGCGCCACTGACTGGACCTACGCGGGCATTCTGCCGGATGTCTTCAACGATGCCAACTT